GTTTTGTGGTGTTTTTGGTTTGTCTTCGGCTTCAGACTGCTGAGTTTTGGAATGTTTATAACCTGATCAGGGACTATTAGGTATGTGGGTTCTTTTTCACTATCTTTGTTTATGCCCCAGTATTGTTGGGGTTTTTGATAATGGTTGTTCCTTTAGGAATGGCTTAAAACTATGAAAAACGTATGATTATTAACGCAATTAATTTGTATAATTTAAAGTTTTCTGAAGAAGCTTTGGGTTTACTTATGAGAGACAAAAGACTGCAGGATTTAGGTAGAGGAAAAATAACTGTAGCATTAAATGAAAGTGACAAAGATGTTTACTTTGTAAAAAGTGTTTACGGATGGAAAGTAAAGAAAAGCACAAAAATAGTTTCTTCTGAAAAAAACATTTGGGAAGTTCAAGAGGGTCAGACATTAACTCCTTTTGATATTTATGAAAAAGTAAAATGTTATGGAAACACTTTAAATGCTTTAACTATTTTAAATAATAGACTATTGAGTATTAAGCCTCCATATATTAGGGTTGGAGTTGATTATTTTAGGAGTAATGAAACTGTTGACAATAGAAATGTTTTAAGAACAGAATTAATCCCCTGGAGTAAAGCAACAATATCTGATGACTATTCAAAAGAGATATTTGAAACAATGCCTAAATATATTGGTTTTGGGTTATTTCCAGACAACAAGAATTTTGAAAAAACAAAATACGGAAAATATAATCAATATTCTGAATTTTCTCACTTAGCTTATGATGGGGATGTTAATCAAGATGATATTCCTTGGAGTATAAATTTGATTAAACATTTATGGGGAGAGCAATGGGAGCTAGGTTTAATATATATGAAAGTACTTTATTTGCATCCTAAACAAATATTACCAATTTTATCTTTAGTAAGTAGTGAAAGGGAAACTGGTAAAAGTACATACGGAGATTGGCTTGGTATTCTATATGGTGGAAATGTTTGTGTAATCGGTCCGAGTGATATAAGTTCAAGTCACAACTCAACTTATGCTGATAAGAATATTTTAATAATAGAGGAAACTAAGATTGACAAAGCTGCTGATTTGGAGAAGATTAAGACAATATCAACAATGAAGAGAATATCTGTTAATCCAAAGCACGTTAAGGAATATATGCTTGATTTCTATGGTAAGGTAGTTATGTTTTCTAATCACGAAGATAGATTTGTTAGGATTGATGAAGAAGAGAATAGGTATTGGGTTTTGAAGATACCAACTTTAAAAGGGAAAGCAAATCATAATATATTATCTGATTTAACAAAAGAGATACCAAAGTTTTTAAAATATTTGGAACAGATGGATGAAGTTGATTTTACTAAGTCAAGAATGGTTTTTACACAAGAAGAAATTAATACTAATATATTAATTAAAACTAAAGAAAATAGTAGAACTGGAGCTCACAAAGATATATTGATTAGGTTAGAGCAGGAGATGAAAGAACACGTAAATAAAGAGTATATATATTTTAGACATGAGGATTTACATAGAAAATATTTTGAAAGAACAAATTATTCTGTTTCATACATTAGAGATGTATTAAGAAATGAATTAAAGATGAAAATGGATACAAAAACATTTAATCCACTTATTGACGAAACAGATAGGCACATACAAACAAGATGTTTTAGAGTACTTAATAAATACTACGAATCACAAGAAAAATCAATAACAAATAAATATGAACCAAACTTTTAAAAAAATGAGTAAAACATCTAATTATATGTCTAAGATTGACAAATATAGCTTTTCAGAATGGAAAGAAAAAAAAGGTAAATATAATGGAAGATTAATGTTTCAGTTATGGGTAGACTATTTATCTGTTGAAAAAAACTTTAATGATTTTAATTGTAAAATAACTGAAGATGAGAAAATAAGAACAAAAGATGATATAACTCAATATAAAATTGTAGATTTAGATTCTGAAAATTGGAATAAATTTATGTTATTATGCAGAAATAATAATATGTATGCAAATGATTTAATAAATATTTTAGTTAAAAAGTTTAATAATAAAGGCTATTGTATTGAAACAACATTAAAAGTATGAAAAAATTAATTAAAAGAATATTATTAGAGATGGCATTAATACCAAATGACAAGTTATTGCATTTCTTTTACGGAAGTATTATAGCAACTCCTTTAGTAATATGGGGTACAACAATGCAGGCAATAGGATTTATGATATTTATATCAATAGGAAAGGAAATAATAGATGCAAAGATGAGATTTAGTCCACCTAACGTAATTGATGCATTATTTACATTTTTACCTACATTATTATTGTTAGCAGTAAAATTATTATCTTTGTAAATATGAATAAGGTATTTATGGGTTGTTGGGTAAGTGATACTACAAGAAAAAAGTTAAAAATAGCTTGTGCAGTTCACAATGTAAATCAAGGGGATGTAATGGATTTACTACTTATAAAATGGTTAAAACAACCAAATATTCAAGATGATATTAAAGAATTAATTAATGAGTAAAGAAAAAAACACAAGAAAAAGCAATTTTGAATTACTTTTATATGATGTTAAAGGAAAACATTCTAAAAAAGTAAATGCTATTTTGCTAACTCAAGGAGAAGGAGATGAAGAAGCTTTTATGGTAAATTATTTTAAAATATTAGAATATGTTTCTCCAAAATTACAAAGAAGAGAAATAATTGAGGAAGAAAGAGATTCAACAATAACAATAGAGCATACGTTCAGAAAACAAAAAGAATAAGGGAGGCATTTATTTTAGTTTAAGGTTTAATAATTATAGTTTTTTCATAGGAGCTGTCTCCCTTTATTTTTAATATATGACATTTAAGGTTAGTAAAACATTTGATGGAATTTACGAAGCATATACGTCTAATTTATATAGATTAATAGTTGCTTACGGAAGTTCAAGAAGCGGTAAGTCTTACTCTATTATGCAATTGTTTTGCATGATATTAATACAAAAAAAAAATTACAAAATTACAGTTTGGAGAGGAACAAGAGTTGATGCAGTAGGTACAATACTGGAAGATTTTAAATCAGTAATATCAACAGACCCTTATCTTTACCAACGATTTGTATTTAATAAAAAAGACGCTACATTTACTTGCAAAAAAACAAGTTCAATAATTCATTTTATGGGTACAGATGTTATTTCTAAAGTATTAGGAATGACACAAGATATTAGTTTCTTTAATGAAATATCGCATTTTTCAGAAGATGTTTTTCTACAAATAAAACAAAGAACAACAGATTTAATATTTTCAGATTTTAATCCATCAAGAGAATTTTTTATTCAGAAATACGAACATCATGAATCAAGTAAATTTATTAGGTCTACTTATAAAGATAATATTGACTTTTTAAGTGATGGTATAGTTGCTGATTTAGAATCATATAATCCTTATGAAAATGGAAGTACTTATGTAGAAGATGGTAAATTAATGTATAATGGTTTAGAAGTAGCTGATAATAATATACCACCACCAAATAAATTTAATATTGATAATAAAACATCAAATTTATATATGCATTTGGTTTATGCTTTAGGATTAAAAGCTGAAAAACCTAATCGTGTATATAGAGAATGGGCAACTTGTACTGATGAGTTTTTTAATAATTTACCACAAGAAAGTTATTTTGGTTTAGATTTTGGAATAAGTAGTCCTACTGCAATTGTTGAGGTTAAATGGGATGGAGATAGAACTTTTTATTTACATCAAAGATTATACAAACCATCATCTATAATGAGAATGCCACTTTACGAATATATAAGAACAATGATGAGTCCAGAAATATCTGATGAATCATTAATTGTTTGTGATTCAGCAAAAAAAGTAATGGTTGACGAACTTAAATACGCTGGTCTTAAAGCTGTTCCTGCAGTAAAAGGTGCAGGAAGTATTGACAGAAGAATAACTCAAGTTCAAAGTTTTAAGATTGTATATACTGATTCAAGTTTAGATTTAGAAGAAGAATATTATAGTTACTCTTATAAATTAGATAGATACCAACTTGTTACTGACGATATAGACCCTAAATGTCAAGACCATTTAATGGATGCAACTGGATATATATTAAGTTATCTTATAGGTTGGCTCGGGATTAGGTTTAAGTAAAAAAAATTCATTAGCTTTGTAGCTTAATGAATAGCTTATGAATTTTCTCGGTTTAAACGTAAAATTTCCTATTTTTCCTATATGGAACAGGAATAATAACGGAACTAACTTCTATGATGTTAAAGAATTTAACAACTGGACAAAAGATACAGACAACCTTAGAATTGCACAAACACATCCAATATTAACTCCTGCTTTATTATTTGTTTCTAAACTTTTTAGTCAAGCTAACTTTAGAGTTATCAGGAAATCTACAAGAGCAGAATTTAAAAACTCCCCTTTACTTAAATTATTAGATAACCCAAATGTTCAGCAAACAAGAGCTGATTTATTAGAATCTTTAATGTTTACTCAAATTGCAAATGGCGTTGGAGTATTATATACAAAAAAGAATGTATTTACAGATACAGTTAATTCAATTTATGTACTGGATTATTCATTAATTACTTTTCCTGATAGTTTAGATAAAAACAATTATATAAACAAAAGTCAAAACGAAAAATATTTAAATACAGAAATAATATATGATGAAGATGAAGAGAACATAAAAATTAAATTAAAAGATTTAATGTTCTTTTATGACTTACCAAATGCAATGCATAGGAATCCATATTTGGCTGAAAGTAGATTGACAGGATTAAAACAAACTTTACTAAATACACAAGACAGTTTAATTGCCAAAAACATTATACTTAAATCTAATGGTAAAGAAATGATTAGCGGTGTAAAGGAAGGTTTCCCGTTAAACAAAGAAGAAAAAGACCAGATAGAAAGAAATTACCAGGATAATTATGGTTTAGGTTTTAATAGAAAAAGAGGACTTGTATTAAGTGCAAGTGTAACTCATAAATCTTTACACATTGCATTACGTGATTTAGGATTAGATGAATCTGTAAAAACTGATGGAAATATAATATATACAGCTTTACATATACCAAAAGATATTATAAGTTTAGAGGCTAAAAAAACCACATATAATAACTTTAAGGAATCAATGGTTTCTTATTTACAAAATGAAATGCAATCAAGTTTAGATGCGTTTTGTGCAGTATTTAATAAAGTATTAACAGAAGAAGGACTTGAATTACAAGGAGATTATGAGCATTTACCTATTATGCAATTTATATTAATTGAAAGATATAAAGGTGTATGGGAAAGAGGAAATGCATTAAATATGTTAAGAGTATCAGGACTTCCAGATGATGTTGCATTAGAAATGGTTGGTATGGATAAAAACATTAATTTAGCACCATTACAATCAACATCAAATCCAACTGAAGAAAATATAGAAGAAGAAGATTTAACTGATGATCAGGAAGAAAAAATAAGACAAGCAATAAATCAAGAGATATGAGTTTAGAAATAGTAAAAAGCAATTTAAGAAAAACAATAGAAGGTAATAATTCAGACCCAAGTGTTATTGCTCAACTAAAAAGAAAATTATTATCACTTGAAAAAAAAACAATAAATAAATAGTTATGTATAATGTAATAGGTAAGTCATTCGAAACAGAAAAAGAATATTTTGATTTTATTGTTAATAATGAAAAATTAATTATTGATACTAAAAAGTCTGAAATGAAAATGGCAGATGGATTTGGTTTTTTAACAACTTTGCTAAAAAAAGATTTTACTTCTAAAGAACATAATATAAATACTAATGCAAAAGAAATATTGGTTAAGATTGCAATAAACTCTACTAATATTTTAGATTCTCACGAAGATGTACATATTCCTGGAATATGGGATAAGTCATTAAAAGAAAGAGGTAGTAATATGCTACACTTACAAGAACACATAAGAAAATTTGACCACGTTATATCAAAAGGAGAAGATTTAAAAGCTTACACAGATACAGTAAGTTGGAAGTCTTTAGGTTTTGATATGGAAGGAAATACAGAGATTTTAACTTTTGATAGTTTAGTTAAAGAATCTCAAAACAAACAAATGTTTGATGAATATATGAAAGGTTCTATTACTGAACATTCTGTTGGAATGCAATATGTAAAATTATTTGTTTGTATTAATCACGATGATTATCCAGAACAAAAACAAAACTATGAAAAATACGCACCAATGGTTGCAAATAGAGAAGAATTGGAAAGAACTAAAATGTTCTACGCAATTACAGAAGCAAAAGCAATTGAAGGTTCAGCAGTATTAATGGGAAGTAATTCATTTACTCCTACAATATCATCAACTACTAAAGAAACAGTAGTAGAAATTAATGAAGAAAAATCAGCTATTGAAAAATGGCTAAAAAGTTAATAGAGCCGAGTAATCACTCTATTTATAAATGAGAGCCGAGTAATCACTCTTGTAATTAAATAAATAAATTAATAATCTTTTAAAATTAAAAAATGACACCAGAAGAAATGCAAAACGCATTGGACGTAAAGTTCAAAGGATTTCAAACAGACTTACAAGAAGCACAAAAAGATGCAAACACAAGTAGAGAAGAAATTTTAAAATTAACTGCACAAATTGAAAAAAGTGGAAACGCTTTAGAAGAATTTATTAGCAGTCAAGAAAAAGTAGAATTAAAAGGCTACAAACAACAACTTAAAGATTTCTTTATTGAAAAATCAAGTGAAATTAAGTCTATGTTTGATAGTGGAAGTGGTTCAATTGAATTTACTCCTAAAGCAGTAGCAGATATTACAACTGGAAACGGAACAGACCCAGTAGCATTTCCTGCAACAGCACACAACGATTTAGGAAACTTTAATTTGAGAAATGATGACTTATTAGTTAGCATGGCATCTGTAAGTTCTTCATCAAGTCCAGTTTATTCTTATTCAGAATTAGCACCTAAAGATGGGGATTATACTTTTGTAGCTGAAGGAGCAGCAAAGCCACAAATTGATTTCAATTGGGTAAATCGTTTTGCTCAACCATTTAAAATTGCAGCACACGAAATATTAACAGAAGAAGCAGTAACTGATGTTGCACGTTTAGAATCTGTTGCTACAGAATACTTAAATAAAAAGCATGGTTTATTTAAAGCAAATAAATTATACTTTGGTACAGGAGCAGCAGGAGAGCCAGAAGGTTCAACGGTTGTTGGTAGAGCTTTTGTTGCAGGAACTATGGCTTTAGCTGTAACTAACCCTAACTTTATGGATGTAGTTAATGCTTGTATTACTGATATATATACAACTCATAACTATACTGACGAAAGTGCTTACGAAGCTAATGTTGTTCTTATCAACCCAGTTGATTTTTACCTACAATTAGTATCTGCAAAAGGAACTGATGGTTACCCATTATACCCACAAGCAGGATTATTTAACCAAGTTTCTATTGGTGGAGTAACAATTAAGCCTTGGGAAAAGATACCAGCAGGAAAAATATTTGTAGCTGATATGAAAATGATGAATGTAATTAACTACGTTCCTTATTCTATTAGAATGGGTTGGATTAATGACCAATTTATTACAAATATGTTTACAATGGT